AATATTAGAAGCAGATAGAAATTACATTAATGTTGAAGGTGATGCTATGAATTTAGAACAAGACAATTTAGCCTTTACAGGCATGGTAAATGATAAACCTATTTTTGCTGCAGGTATGAAAATGATTTGGGGTCAAGTTGCTGAAGGTTGGGTTATAGCATCAAGCGATATGTGGAATTATCCTTTAGGTGTAGCTAAAGCAATTAAAAAAGATTTTGCTAGAGTTGCCAAACAACATAATATAAAAAGAGTTCAAACCGCAATCAGAAAAGATTTTACTCAAGGTCAAAGATTTGCAGAGTGGTTAGGTTTGGAGAACGAAGGTTTAATGAAACATTATGGCTTTGATGGTACAGATCAATACAGATATGCGAGGATTTTTTAATGGGATTTGCTAATGCTTTTGTAGTTGGAACTTCACTTATGCAATACCAACAGCAAGGTACTCTTGGTAAATATAATCAAAAATCTTTTAATAGAAGTGCTGACGTATTAGAAGGTCAAGCTACACAGATAGAACAAAAAGCAGAATTTGATGTTGCACAATTTAATAAAACTTATCAAAAAGTAAAAGGAGAAATGAATGTTGGTCTTGCTAAATCTGGAGTGCAAATTGGTACTGATAGTGCATATAATATTGCTTTATCAAATGCTCTTGAAAAAAGATTACAAGAAAATTTAATATATTATAATTCAAGAGTTGCTGCAGCTAATAAAAGAGAAGAAGCAAGTTTTGCAAGAATAAAAGGTAATATTGCTAGACAAGAAGCTAGACTTGCACAGATAGGAACTGTAGTAAAAGCAGGAACAACATTAATGACAATTAATAAATAATGCCTAAAATACCTACATTTACAGCACAAGGATCAATAGAACAATTACAAGGTTCTACTGCTACTCCTCAAATAAAACTAACTTCAACATTAGCTAATGCTTTAGCACCTGCTACTAAAATGATTGTTGATCAAAAAATACAAGAATCAAATGCACAAAATCAAGCAGAAGCATTAAAGTTAGAAAATGATTATATAACTGATCTTATAAAAGTATCAGAGACTATTAATACTGATCAAGTAATGTCTGTTAATAAAGATGTTGCTAACAAATATTTAAAAGATCAATCTAATGCTTTAATTAATAAATATAAATCTTTAGCGACTAATAATAATGTTGAAATTAAATTTGAAAACTATGCGTTAGCAGAAACACAAAAAACAATATTTAGAACTGATACAAAAATATCACAAAATATATTAAAAAATTTATTTGCTGGTTACGATAAACAGAAAGAACTTTTACTTATAACAGCCGACACAGACGAAAGTGGTATGGCTAAAGCAACTTTAAAAGGTGATTTAGAAAAATTAACTAAAGATACTTTTACTTCACAAGTGTCAGCACCAGAATTAAAAATTATGTTAGATTCCATACCAGCTGAAATTGATCTTATGGATGGTTCTAAAGATGTTATACAACAACCAGAAACAACTCTTTATGCTTTAAATGATGATAAAAATTATTTACCTAACTTAACTCTTAAACAAAGAAATTTTTTAAAACAAAAAGCCATAACAATTTTAACACCACGAATTGATAATGATTGGAAAAATTATGTAGCTGCTGCAGCTTTAGGTAAAGAACCTGTACCATTTAATATGGATTTAGCTAAAGAAGTTTTACCTGCCGAAACAATAGTTAAAATGGAAAATCAATTAGAAACAATAGATGATACTATTGGTAAAGTAAAAATTTTAAATTCAATTAATTCTAAAGAAATAAAAACAACTATAGATCAATATGAATTAGAAATAGATACTAAAGTTCAAGCAGGTGTTATTGACTTTTTAATAGGTGAAAAAAAGAAAGAATATTATAATAATATTGTAAATAATAGACAAGAAATATTATCAACTGATCCTGTAAGATTTATTATAGATACAAATGAAGATATAAAAACTGCTGTAGAAGCCATTGAATCAGCAGAAGGAGATCAAAAAAATACATTAGAATTTGAATTAGCTACATCTTTAGTTAAAATTCAAACAGATTTAGGTGTACCAAAGTATAATCAAAAAGTTATGACCTCAAATCAATCAGAACAATTTGTTTTAAATTATAAAAATGGTGATCAAAATACTAGAGTAGCAATGTTACAAGGTTTAGATTTACAGTTTGGTGATTTAAACAATAAAGCATTTCAACAATTATTAAATGATGGTTTACCAGAAACAGCCATTCTTTCATCTTATTTTCAAAACCCACAAATAACAGAAGCATTTTTGTCTTTTGATTCTAAAGAAAAAAGAACAGAACTAAAAGATTTTGCAAAACAAAATGGTGTTAAGTTTGATAAATTAACAAAAGATATAAGAACAAGTAAAGCTATAAGACTTTTTGAAGATATAGTTGCAACAAATACTGGAGCAAATAGTGCAGATACTTTAGAACAAATGAACAGTATTACAGAAATATTAACTTATTATACATTAAATGAAATGTTTACTAATAGTGATACTAATGAGGTTAAAGCAAGAAAAAAAGCAATAGGACTTATTAAAGATAATTTTCAAATAGAAGATACTTATTATGTTCCTAAAATATGGGATGGTAAAAAATTATTAGATAGTCATGTTGATACTATTGTTGCTAAAACAGAAATAATTAAAGATCATTATGTAGATCAATGGGGTGCGGTAGCTTTTGGATCAATGAAAGACGATACACTTACAATAGACATAGAAAGTGAATTTGAAGTTAATGTAAAAGAAAATGGTGAATGGAGAAATACATCTGATGGTGAAGGTTTAATATTTGGTATTATTTTACCAGATGGAGAATTTGCTCCTGTTAAAAATGCTAATGGTGATTTTTTAGAATTTGATTTTAATGATGACAGTTACATCTTGCCGGGAACTGACATAAAAATGAATATGAATTTAAATGATTTTATTCAAACAGAAGATGATCAAGCTGCATTACCAACAGACGAAAGAATAATGTTAGCTTCAGCTGATAAAAATTTTAAAACTTCCATGAAAAAATCTGAAAGTTCTGGAAACTATATGGTGGTTAATCAAGAAGGTTATATGGGTGCATATCAATTTGGTAATGCTAGACTTACTGATTTTAAAAACGCAACAGGAAAAAATTTTACAAAACAAGAATTTTTAGAAAGTCAAGAATTACAAGATGAAGTTTTTGATTGGCACACTAATGATATAGTTAGCTATGTAAATAACAAGGGTTTAGATAAATATATAGGTACAGAAATTAATGGAGTTTTAGTTACTTTAAATGGTCTTGTTGCTGTAGCTCATTTAGGTGGAAAAAGTGGAATGTCTAAATTTTTAAAAACAGATGGCAAATATAATCCAGCAGATTCAAATGGTACAACTTTAACAAATTATTTAAATAAATTTAAACTAACAGAATAATGGCTCAATTAGGATTTGCATTAAAGATAGACGAGACAGCACAAGAGAATGGTTATGATAGATATTCTAAAAGTTTATTAGAAACTTTAAGTGCTATTGCTGCAGATAACTGGGAGTACAATCCTTTAGAAGCAACAAAAACACATAGGTCTATAAATGCTGCTACTACCGAATCTATTAGAGGTGGTGATATTCGTGTTGATAGACAAGAATTAAATAAAGAATATGAAGATTTAGGATTATATTTTAAAGAAGATGAGTTTCAATCAGTTGTTGATATTATGGTTGAAAAAAAAGAAGCTGAAAGAGAAAGACAAAGTATTATTCAAAGAGGACCAGAAGGTTCTTGGAATCCTTTTTCTTCTGGATTTTATGTAGGTGCTGCAAAATTTGGTACAGGTTTAGCTGTTAGTATGCTTGACCCTATTAATATTGGAGCTTCTTTTATACCTGTATTTGGACAGGCAAGATTTGCTGCTTTAGCTGCAAGACAAGGTTTGCGAACTGCTAGACTAACAAGAGGTGTAGTAGAAGGTGCTGTCGGTGCAGCATTAGTTGAGCCAATAGTTTATAGTGCTGCTAAAAGAGTACAAGCAGATTATGGTGCAGCAGACAGTTTACTTAATATTGCTTTTGGATCAATACTTGGTGGTGGACTTCATGTAGGTGTAGGTAAATTAAGAGACATTAAAACAGTTGCTAAATATAAAAATTTTAGAACAAAAGTAAATGAAGTTAGAAAAGAAACTGGAATAAAATCAGATGAAGTAGAGCCAGAGCTAACTAACGAACAAATTTTATTTAGAGAATATTATGGAGATACTTCAGACTTTATGTTGAAGTTAGAAAAAACAGATCCAAGAACTAGAAAATTATTATTAGAAAAGTCTTTAGGAGATTTATTATTAGATGAACCTGTAGATGTAGGTCCAGTTGTAAATGCTGATCCAGTATTAAGAACTACAGAAAATAGCATACCAACAGTAGAAAGAAATAATCAACCAAGATTAAAATCAGATGAAGTAGAATTAAATACTGCAGAACAAAATGTTGCTAGAAGAAATGAAGCAGAAACTGATGTTGAAATTGAAACATTGAACTCTCAACTAGAAACTATTAAAAATAATCAAAAAGATGCTAACTTTAAATTTCAAAGAGGAGAACAAGATTCAGAGTTAAAAACTGCAACAGAAGAATTAGACGAACTTAATACAAAGAAAAAAGAATTAGATGAAGCAGTAGCAGATTTTATTAATTGTAGGAATGGTAGATAATTATGGCAGATAAATGTTTAATAAGAATAGAAAGTTTATTAAAAAAATCTTCTATTGCTGGAACTAAAAAAGAAGAGATAGTAAACTTAATTAAACAATCTATAGCAGAAAAAAAATTAAGCAACATTGACGAAGTTAATGTAGATGCTGTTGCTAAAGATGTATCAGAACAAATTAAATTACAAAAAAAAATAAATAAAAGAAATGCTATAGAAAATGAAATTAAAGTTAGAAGATTAACAGAATTAGTAATAACTGAATTTGCAGATGATCCATTAGAAGGTTTAACAGCAGTAATGGTTGGTTCTAACAATAGAGTTTTAGCTGCAAGATCCTCTGCTGCTGTACAACAAAACGCAACTGTTAATCAATTAATTGCTGGATTTAATGCTAAATTAAGAACTGCAAAAGTAGACGATTTGTTTGATAAAGGTTTAGATGGAATATCAGAAGCTGAAGTACAAAGAAGAGTTACAAGAACTATGTACGAGTTAAGTTCAGAAAGAACAGAAATAGAAATAAGATCCGGAACAAAACCTCCTATAACAGAAACTAATCCAGATATTATAAAATTAGCAGAAATAATGGAAAGTTATTCTGAAATGATTAGACAAAAATTAAATGATAGAGGAGCTAATATTCAAAAGCTATGGGGATATATTGTAAAACAATCACACGATCCAGCAAGTATTAGAAATGCTGCAGCTATTTTAGGTGTAAAAAATATTGAAACTGATCCATCTTTAAAATTAAAAAGAGATATAAATTACAACAGAAATTTTTTAGCATGGAAAAATTTTGTAATGGAAAAATTAGATACTGATAGAACTTTTGCAAATACAGATAATGTTGATGAATTTATGATAGATGTTTATAATTCTTTAGTAGGTAATAAATATTTAATTGCAGATGGTGTGGCTAATTCTTATGGAGCAAGATCATCAGCGGATGTAGCAAAAGGTTCTAAATTTAAAAGAGTATTACATTTTAAAACAGCAGATGATTGGTTTGACTATAATGATAAGTTTGGTGTTGGTAACTTAAAAGAATCTTTCTTTTCTGGTTTACAAACTGCGGGAAGAAACCTTGGAATAATAGATGCTTTAGGTACAAAACCTAAAGAAAATATGGATAAAATTAGATTTGCAGTACACGATAGATTAAAAAAACAAGGTAAAGATGTTGGTAGCATTAAAAATTTTCGTAAATTAGATAAATACATGAAAGTTATAGATGGATCTATTTATACTGTAGAAAATTTTGGTGTTGCAAGATACTCGGCAATAGCAAGAACTTTAGCATCTATGGCAAGACTAGGTGGTGCAACAATTTCTGCATTAGCTGATGTAGGTATTTATGGTTCAGAAGTAAGATACCAAGGTAGATCATTTATAGGTGGAATGTTTGAAGCATTATCTAGTTTAGCAAGAATTAAAAACACAAAACAAAAAAAAGAAATATCTGAAATGTTAGGTTTTATAAATGACAATACTATTTATGATATGTCTGCAAGACATCAAGTTGGAGATAACTTAAATAAAGGTTGGACAAAAGCTCAAAGAACATTTTTTAAATTAAACTTACTTTCTTGGTGGACTAACAGTTTAAAAGAAGGAGCAATGTTAGGATTAGCAAATTATTTTGCTAGACAAAAAAATTTAGAATTTAAAAATTTAAACAAACAACTACAAGAATTATTTACTATGTATGATATTAATCCTACTAAATGGGATGTTATAAGAAAAACTGCAATGGAAAAAGCAGATGATGGTAAAGAATTTATTAACATTGCTTTGTTAGATGAAATGTCTGATGCTGATATAAAAAAAATTACAGGATTAAAAAAAATGACAGAAAGACAAATAAGAATAGAAAAAGAAAAATTTAAATCAGCAGTATCTGGAATATTATTAGATAGATCAATTTATGCAGTTATAGAACCAGATGCTAGAGTAAAAGGTTTTATGACAAGAGGTACATTAGCAGGAACAGGTGCTGGTGAAGCTATTAGATTTTTTGGTCAATTTAAAGCATTTCCTATTTCTATTGTACAAAAAGTTTTAGGTAGAGAATTAGATTATTTTAAAGGTAGAAAACAAGGAGATTTAGGTAGAGGTATAAGGGGTATGTCAGCATTAATGGTAACTTCTGCAATGCTTGGATATATGTCTATGACGTTAAAAGATTTACTTAAAGGTAGATCCCCAAGAGATATAACTAAACCCAAAACAATAATGGCTGCTTTATTACAAGGTGGTGGATTAGGTATATATGGTGATGTATTATTTAATGAAGTTAGAGATAAATTTGCTTTATTAGGTGGACTTGTTGGACCAATAGGTGTAACGACAGCGGATGTTCTAATGGCTATTAAACATGGAACTAGATTAGAATTTAGCAAGGCATCTAAATCAGCTTATGATGCTGTAACAGCTATGATACCTTTTTATAATCTATTCTATATAAAAAGTGCATTTGACTATATGATAGGTTATCAGATAATGGAGACTATAAAACCGGGTATTTTAGAAAGGATTGAAAACAGAATGGAAAAAGATTATAATCAACATTTTTTATTTACAAAACCATCAACACAGTTTAAAGGTTTTAATTAGTTATGACAGTATCAAGCACAACAGTAAAAAATTCGTATTCGGGTAATGACAGTACAACTGAATTTGCCTACACATTTAAAATATTTGCAGACACAGATTTACAAGTAATTATCAGATCCTCTACAGGAACTGAAACAACCAAAACTCTAACCACGCACTATACAGTATCTGGTGCTGGAGATGCGTCAGGTGGTAATGTTACATTTACATCTGGGAATACTCCTGCAACTGGTGAAACAGTTGTTATTAGAAGAGGTGTTCCGCAAACTCAAGCGATAGATTATATC